ACATATGGAAACTGGTATATCACTCCAGCTTATGAGAAAGACAATTGGGGAACCGTGCTCGGATGGGAGACGAAATTATTTTAACATTAGGTATGTACTTTCACACTTTGTGTGATATAATATAACTATATTTGAGAAAGGAATTATATGAAATTTAATGAACAGAAAAATATCAACGAGCTAACAAATTATGTTACGGGTACTTACTCTAAACATTATGCGTCAGAAAATGGTATACAAAGTATGGATCTAATATCTGCCTCTGGGCATGGTGTTGGTTTTTGTCTTGGTAATGTATTAAAGTATGCATCAAGATATGGTAAGAAAGACGGAGCTAACAGAACTGATCTAATGAAGATCATGCACTATACTCTATTAGCAATTAATGAACACGACTTAAAGGAGTCCACTGATGAAATTTAGTAATGAAATAAAAGATGTATTGAATAACTTTCAAACGATCAATAGCAACATCGCTCTTGGTGAAGAAGGTGGAATGATTCGTTCAATGTCTACTTCTAAAACACTTATGGCAAAAGCCAATGTAGCTTTTGATTCACCATATCCATTTGGCTTATATGACTTAGGTGAATTCCTAGCTTGTATTAATATGTTCGAAGATCCTACTCTTACCTTTGATGACAGTAAAAAGTTTGTTACTATCACAGATGGTATTACACAATTCAAATACTTCTTCTCTGAGATAGATATCCTAACTGTTCCAACAAAGGATATTGATTTGCCGTGTAGTGATATTATGTTTACACTTACACTAGATCAGCTTAATCAATTACGTAAAGCTTCTGCTACTCTGAAGACTAACCAGTTAAGCATACGTAAGCATTATACTGATGCTTTTATTGAATGTGTTATTGTTGATAAACAGAATCCAACATCAAATCAATTCTCTATGAACGTCTCAAACTGTAGTATAAATACTTCTGCAGACTTTGATTTAGTAATTGATATGAATAATTTTAAATTCGTCAATGCAGACTCTTATGAGTTTGGTATTGATAAGAAGCTAATCGCTTCTGTGATGGCCGGCAACACACAATACTGGGTTGCTCTTGATAAAACTACAACATTTAAGGAATAATTATGGCAAAGAAAGACGAAACAGTTGAAGCTCCAGAGCCTCAGATCCACACTATTAATTTAGGTGATCTTAATGCTGTCATTCGTATCATTGATGTAGTCACTAAACGTGGTGCAATCAATGGCGAAGAGCTAGCCGATGTTGGTGCAGTGCGTAATCGAATTCAAGCATTCGTTACAGCATCTACTCCAGCTGAAGCTCCTGCTGAAGTATCAGCAGAAACTGTAGCTGAGTAAGTATGTACATTTAACAAAAGCATGGTATAATAGTACCATGCTTACTTATATTATGAGGTCAATTTGAAAGAATTTCTATTTGTAGAAAAGTATCGACCAAAAACCGTATCAGATTGTATACTTCCTGACGGTTTAAAAAAGACATTCCAAGATATTGTTACTGGTGGTGAACTTCCTAACATGATGTTTACAGGTTCGGCTGGTGTAGGTAAGACTACTGTAGCTAGAGCTCTATGTAATGAATTAGATCTTGACTATATGTTAATCAATGGATCAGAGGATGGTAACATTGATACCCTTCGTGGTAAGATCAAACAGTTTGCAAGTACTGTATCACTTCAAGGTGGACAGAAAGTTGTTATACTTGACGAAGCTGATTATCTTAATCCTCAATCTACACAGCCTGCATTGCGTGGGTTCATTGAAGAGTTCTCTTCTAATTGTAGATTTATATTAACCTGTAATTTTAAGAATCGTATTATTGATCCTCTTCATTCAAGATGTTCTATATACGAATTCAACTTAGGAAACAAGGCGAAGATGGCAGAGCAATTTATGGCTAGGCTTCAATTCATTCTTGATTCCGAAAACATTACATATGACAATGCAGTTATTGCAGAACTCATTATGAAATACATACCAGACTGGCGTCGTGTTATAAATGAATGTCAGCGATATGGTATGAGTGGTCATATCGATACCGGAGTTCTTGTTACTCTTTCTGAGTCAAGTGTGAAGGGATTGATGGGTGATCTTAAATCTAAAAACTTTAAAGATATGCGTAAGTGGGTAACAAACAATATCGATGTAGAATCCGCAAAGTTATTTAGAATGGTTTATGATAACATGCTGACGTATGTTGAACCTTCGAGTATACCTCAATTGGTTCTTATACTAGCAGACTATTCTTACAAGGATAGCTTTGTGGCTGATCATGAACTGAACGTGGTGGCATGCATGACAGAGATCATGTCACAAATTAAATTTAAATAGGAGTAGTTGCGGTGGAAGAACTAGCGAATTACGCAACAATTATTATAGCATTAGCTATGGTCAACGTTGTTTATCAATTAGAAAAGTTTACAAAGTTGTTAACACTTATTAACCAATTTTTAATGGAGGAAGATCCCAATGCAAATAATGAATGATTCTAGTTGGGTATGTGAAATGAAAAATATTAAAGGACCTAATATTGCAAAAGACTTGCGAGAGTTTTTATTTGACGGTGAGATCGAAATCAAATTTGAAAAGAAAGATGGTACTGAACGTGTAATGAGATGTACTCTTCACCCCGATCTTATTCCTGAAGCCATGATGCCAAAGGGTGACTTAGGTATTGACCCCAAAGCAACTGGCGGCCAATTCTTAGGTTCTATTGAATCAGAGCAACAGGAATATATGCGAGTATTTGATATTGAAGCACAAGGATGGAGATCATTCGTTCTAGCTAATTTAAAATACGTTAAGACTAACTACACAGCATCGTGAGAATACTATGAAAGTATGGACAGTAGTAAAGCCTCAGCCATCAGAAGAATTGTCAGAAGCTGGTATTGAGAATGCACAAGATCTAATTAGTTACTGTGCACGTGTATCTAATCCAGCGAATGAGATGAATACTGCTACGGCCGATAAGCTTATACGGTATTTGGTTAAGCACAAACATTGGTCACCACTTGAGATGGTGAGTTGTACTCTAGGCATTGAAACAACACGTGATATTGCACGGCAATTGCTTAGGCATCGTTCAATGTCATTTCAAGAGTTTAGCCAAAGATATGCTGATCCAAATGACATGGGGTACCCATTCGTTTTAAGAGAAGCTCGATTGCAAGATACTAGTAACCGTCAAAACTCTGTTGAAGTAGATGATGAACGTTTACAACAACAATGGATTCAAAAACAGAAGACTGTGATTGATGCGGCATCAGCTGCATATAGATGGGCAATTGATAATGGTATTGCTAAGGAGCAAGCAAGGTGTGTGATGCCTGAAGGTAATACAATCTCACGGTTGTTTGCTAATGCAACGTTAAGATCATGGATACATTACATTGAACTCCGATCTGGCCATGGTACACAACTAGAACACATGGACTTAGCCCGCGCTATTGCAGTTGAGATTGCTAAGATTTTCCCAATGACAACGGAGTTTGTGTCTGAGGTTTAGGTATGTACAATACCAAAAACTGTGATATAATAATATTATGAATCCATTTGAATTAATTAAATCAATATCAAACAGTAAGAAAGATATACTGGAGAATGAGAAAGACTACAATGCCTTTATGGTAAACCGTGGTCTTTCTTACTTTCCAGATACTGTAATATACGCCAACGAGATGAATAAGTATCATCATCTTGATGGCGGTTTGCAATACCAATTCCTTATAAATATAGTTAGAAAGCGTAATAGGTTTTCTAAGTGGAATAAGTCAACGGAATCCGACGACATTAAGATAATTAAAGAATATTATGGTTATAGTAATGAAAAGGCTCGTGATGTCCTTCCGCTTTTAAGTAATGATAACTTGAATATTATAAGGAATAGGATACAGCATGGCGGAATTCAACGATGAACTGGTGGCTTGGAAACCAGATATGATGTTAGAGGTTATACTGGCAGAGCCAGATGACTTTCTTAAGATACGCGAAACACTTACACGAATCGGTGTAGCATCTAAAAAAGACAATAAATTATTTCAATCCTGCCATATATTACATAAGCAAGGAAGGTACTTTATAACTCATTTTAAAGAGTTATTCTTATTAGACGGTAAGCCATCTAATCTAACTAAAAACGATTTAGAACGTAGAAATACAATTGTCAAACTAATGGATGACTGGGGTTTATTGACCACGGTATCTGCTATTGGTGAGACAGCATCATTAAACCAAATTAAAATCATATCTCATAAGGATAAAACTGAATGGGAACTATGTCCAAAATATAATATCGGTATAAAGTAAATGAAAAAATATTTTATAGCTGCAGCGCTTGCTTTTACTGTGGCTACAACCGTAGTCGCTGAACCTAGAACATTTTACTCTGAAGTTACTTGCAACTCTGATAATCGAATAGCATTTGATTTAGTTGAAAAAAAACATGGAGAAATGCCCTTGGCAATGGGCAGAGCGATATTAAAAGATGCTAGAACTCAAAAGATTCACAAAGTTGATATGGTACTTGCCCTTAATGTGAAAACAAATACATATACAATAATTGGTGTTTTTGAAGATGGCACAGGATGTATACTAGTAACTGGTATGGATTTTGCACGTTACGTAGAAAAAGATTCTATATAGGTTATTATATCTGTATAAATAAATTTGTAGGATGCCGAAAGGGCCTACACTAACCGTAGCATGATGCTACACTTTTAACCTTGCTATTTAATAGGAGGACAATTATGTCAAACTTAGCATTTAACTTTCCCAGGGATACATTCCTTGGATTCGATCAACTTTTTAATACACTAACTGAAATTAATCCGGATGTTGCCAGAGGTTCAGGCTATCCGCCTTATAATGTTATTAAGAAAGATGATGGGCATTTTTTAATCGAAATCGCTGTCGCAGGATTTTCTAAAAATGATATCGACCTAACCCTTGAAGGAGGTGTTCTAACTGTTACAGGTAATAAAAAGACCGGGACAGATAAGAGAGAATACACACATCGTGGAATCTCGGCAAGAGGGTTTGAGAGAGCATTTACTTTAGCAGATACAATCAAAGTGATTGGTGCTGATATTGTTGATGGTCTACTTGTCATTATTTTGGAGAACAATATTCCAGAAGAAGATAAACCTCAAACAATTAATTTAGGTGCATTAAGTGCAGCGCAATCTTTGCTGCTCAAATAATGTTTATTAAGTTTAACTAATAAGGAGACGGAGCACATGGCATACTCAGACCAAGTTTTAGATCACTACAATAACCCACGCAACGTGGGCGTAATGGATGCAAAAGACCCCAATGTAG